CCGAATTTAAGATATAAATATGCAAATAACATAATAGCCTCTGCAAATAATAACATGACCACCCAGGTAGGTACCCGATACTTGATCACTTCCTTGTCTCTATATTCGATCCATTTTACCTGAGAGTTTCGGTAATTATTCTCGATCTCCTGGCGCATCGAATCGATGTCGATCGTCGCTCTGATCTGGCCCTTGTCAGACTTGATCGTCACTGATCCATTCGGAAGAATTAACCTGGAATAAAAAGAAGAAAGGATCCCAGAGGAGTCGCAAGGATTTGAGATCGTAAGCGTGTCGTGGACCGCTCTAAATCTTTCGACTATTTTCTCGCTTTTAATTGTATCGATCCTAAGCGTCTCTTTGTACTCGGTTAGAGTCTTTGTCTGTTTGCAAGAAAAGAACGCGATAGAAGCCAAAAGAATAATTAATTTTCGCATGATTAGGAGAAGTAAAGGTCAGCTTCCGCTTGACGTCGTTTAGTTAATCCAGGTAAAACCTTTCCGGCTGCCTTATTCCATTTCATAAATTCAGCTCTGATCGTCGGATCTTTAGGATTTAAGTTCACTTTCTTTAATAAAGTAGAGGATTTTAGGTTTCTGGATCCGCAGTTATAAGCAAAGGAAGTCAGCGCATCGAATTGATGCTGACTAATATCGTCTCGACAGAATGAATCGACAGATTTCTCGTAGGATTGAACTAGGAATTTAAGAAGCTCGTCGGCTTTTGCTTGAGTGATCACTGGATCAGACTCTTTTACTTTGGATCCTGAAGGATAGTAAGTGTTTCCGTAGCCGATCGTCCAGATTCCTGCTGGACATTTGTAAGGTTTAAGAGCTAAGCCCTCAAATCTTTTTATTAACTCTAGCCCTTTTAGGCTTATCTTCGTGACTTTCATCAATTATTCCTAGTTTGGTTTTCAGGTTTGAATTCTCGGATTTTAAAGAGTGAACTTCAGCCGTTAAGATATCAATCTTATCGCTAAGCTCCTTCACTTTGTCTGACATTTCTTGAGCCATCTGGCGCCAGATCTCGATCGCTTTTGTGGTCTGCTCTAATTCGATTGTATTAAGGTCCGCTTTTTCTTTGCGCCTTCCTACTATCCAGCCGATCAATGCCGCAATTCCTCCAGTTACAGATTGCCCAAGAATGTCATTTAAATCCATTAATTAGTCTTTTTTCAAAACTTGTAATAATTGTGCTTTTGCTAGGACTGTGAAACTTTCGCAATCCTTCACAAAGTTTTTGATCGTTTCCTGGTCTGACGAATCAAGATCCAGGATCTCTCCTTTGTTTAAGCTTACCGCCCAATCCCAGAACTTTAAGGCATCGCCTTTTGATCCCTGGGCTAAAGCATTAGCCAATAATTTACCTGCATTTGCACCTTCAATAGGTTGCTGATCAAGACCGACTAGGTCGAAATTGAAATCTAATTTCATCGTTTGGTTTGTTTTAATTTATTAATCTATAAATAGATAGCAAAAATCCTAGATTTTTTCGGATCCTTCCCAAGGAAGTGGATAAGCCACAATTGGAGGATTTAAAAAATTCTGAATTTGAGCCTCTAGGTTTGTTTCTATTTTCTCAGTATCAAGTCCAGCTTCAAGCCATCCTTCTACCATTTCCTTTGTAACCTGGTCGTAAGGAGTGAAGCTCGCTTCGTGTGGAGCGTCTACTGCTAAAGCTCCGTAAGTATCAGCCGTAAAAGCTACTTCTTCTTCTACTAGATATTGTTTTTGAGCGCGCCAGTGAATAGTATTTATTACTTTATCCATTCCATCAATGGAAGGAATTGAGTCTAATTGAGAGATTACCCAAGTGAAAGCCATATTATTTATTTTTTAAAGTTTAAAATTAAGGGCAATAAGTTGCACCGCTTACTATTTGAATACTTCCATTATATCCGCTAGGAATTGTAGTTTGTGGACCTACAGAAGTACCGTTATAATAGTAATAGGTCGGAGTACTACTAGGCAAAATGTAACGCTGTCCAGTTCCTAAAGTAGGAGCTACTCTAGTATAAGCTGTCGCAGCTCCACTACACGAAGTAAGCTGATAATAAGTATACGATACAGCTATTAATTTACTTTTTGCTACAGTCTGATTAGAAGCTGTACCAGATAAAGGAGAAGATTGAACTTCTACATAAGATTGTACCTCGTCTTTTCTAATACATTTTTTAGAAGAAACCCCACTAGGGGGAATAGTTAAAAGCTGTAAGAATATACCATTATTGCAAGCATCTAATAGATTCTCCCAAGTTACAGATTGATTACTTGAAATACTAGCCCAAGACATATTAGTTTAATTTAGCTTTTAATTCTTCTATTTCTTTTTCTAATCTAGCAATTTTAGCCGTATGAACTTCGCGATAAGATAAATTTAATAATCCGTTTTCTCCTTTGCTAACTGCGCTAGGTAAAATAGGCTGTACATCTTGCGCAAAATATCCTAATTCTTCTACTCCATTTTTTAAATATAGCTTTGCAGTTATGCTTTCAATTCCTTTAGCCTGGTAATTATCCTCAATTAAAGTTTTAATAGTTTTATCTGAAGATTCAAAGAAACCCGTAGCAGTTAAATTTCCGGCATTTGTAATAGAAATTATATTAGCTGTCCCATTAAATAAATAAGCAATATTACTTGTAGAATACCATCCATAAAATTCGGCTGAATTACTTCTATTACCAAAGAAATAACCAGCTGAAGAGCCAGTGCTTCTAATACCTCCGTTTAAAGTGAATTTATCCAATATTGAAGTAGTACCGAAACATAAAGAACCATCTGAAGTAATTCTCATTCGTTCAGCACTACCACCGCCACCAAAAATTATATTACTTCCTGCAAATTTTAAATCAGACCAAGCAACACTTGGTTTTAATGAGTAAATATACCCAATGTTATTACTTTCATTATAACCTATTCTTACACCATACCCACTTGTACCACTTCCAAAAATAGCTTGTTGGCTATCTGTATCTTCATTTGTAAAAGCAGGTAAAACAACGTGTAATTTCCCAGTTGGAGTAGTTGTTCCAATTCCAACATTACCATTAGATGGCATTCGCATAATAGATGTAGCTCCATTTTTAAAATGGAATCCTTCTCCGTTAGTATTATTTAAAATAAATCCATTAGCTGCACCCGAACCAGCGTCGTATAATTGCGTGTAAATTGCATTATCAGCTCGATTAAATCTTAAATCATTACCGCTTCTAATAACATTAGCTCCAGCTTGTAAAGTAACAGCTCCACTAAAAGTAGCTGTTGTACCAGTTAAGCCTCCAGTTAGAGTACCTCCACCTATTGGTAAATATAAACCGGCATGATTACCCCATCCGTAGGCTGTATTCCAGTTACTAGAATTATTAGTAATTGAAGTACCCCAAGCGCTACCCGTAGAAAGTGCAATACCAGCACCAGGGTAAGTCATCGAACCTCCGCCTCCAGTACTTACTGAACCGTCTGCCATTAAGTACTCAGTAGATAAACCGCCAGACTTAGCGATAGAACCTACCACCATAGAACCCGGTACTGTTGCTACTCCAGAAGGAGTAATATAAAATCTTGAAGTTCCAGCTGTTTGGTCATAGATATAGAAATAACCAGCGTCTGCGAAAAGTGTATAGTCTGGGTTTTGGTCTGTATCTACAAAATATAATTTAGGAGCTGCTCCGCTTATAGTTAAATTACCAGTAAATACCGGGTCTGCTGCATCTGCTTTTAATGCTAATTTTGCTAGTACCGCGTTGCTATTTGGGTACTCAGTGTCGCTAGCCAAAAGGTTAGAGACCATTTTATCTTTTCTTTGATAAGTATCTGCCGCAGTAGTTGAAAGCAAATAGCTACTTAATGAACTAGTAGTCGCATAAGTACTAGAGTCTACTGATCCATCCGCTTTAAGGAATTGCGCAGAAGTTCCTCCGTCCTTAGCAATGGATCCTACCGTTACGCCTCCAGGGAATATCGAAGCGCCAGAAGAAGTAATATAAAATCTACTCGTAGTATTAGTCTGGTCGTAAATTCTGAAATAACCGTCATCGTTACCGATAAAATAATCTGGATTATTATCTGAATCAGTTAAGTAGATCTTAGGATAAGCTCCTCCGATGGTCATATAACCGTCAAATACTGGGTTAGTTGTATCTGCCTTAAGAGCTAACTTAGCTAAAACAGCGTTAGAGTTAGGGTACTCTGTATCGCTTGCTAGCAAATTAGAAACCATTTTATCGATTCTCTGATAAGTCGAAACGGCATCCGTTATATTTAACTTTAATGCTAAGCCAGTAACTGTATTAGAAAAAGCCGTCCAATCAGTAGAACTTAAATATCCATTCTGTGAACCATTAGCCGCTTGAATACCAAAAGCCCCAGTCCCACTATTATAAGTCAAAGGAGAAGCAGCAGAAAGCGCAGCTCTAGCCCTGGTATCTGTATACCATTTATTCGTTGGACTAGCCAGCTCCTGGATGTCATCTGTATCTAAAACTACAGTACCTACTAAACCATTTACAGAAGCTACAGCCGAACCGATCACAGCTCCCAAAGATGAAAGCGTAGCCTTGTAAAGCTGGCCAGTTGTAGGATCAGCCAAAGGAATAATATCTCCAGTAAGGATCGAAGGTTTTGTCGTTAATTGACTTACTTTTTTATTTGCCATTAGTTAGGATAATTAAAATCTGTTGGAACCTGACATCTGTCAGAAAGCA